TAGGTTGCTCCTGTGTATACTAAAGTAAAGCCGGCACCTTCGGTTGAAACTGTTCCGTTTGCGGTTGCTCCAAAAATTTTTAAACTATTTGGATTTAATGTTAGTGCATTGGTATCAAAATTATCTGCAATATCTAAAAATGAAATTTGATCACCGGTTGCTGGTGCTGCTGGTAAAGTTAAAGTTATTACATTAGATGAAGTATTAACAAATATTTTTTCACCACTAAATACATTATCAGTTGCTGCAGTAATTGTTCGCCAGCTTGATGAACTACTACCACCAGAATTTATGGTAAACCAATTAACACCGTTAGTGGCTAAAATAGCTTTACCACCTGGCGCAATAATCTCGGACGAATTACCACCTTCTAATTTAAACTGTATAGTACCTGAGCCGGTACCATCATTAATAACAATATAAATTCTATCGTATTGTGCACCATTTACTAATGGTTGCACAATAATTTTTGCTGTTGTAAAAGAGTGAAATCTAATTGCTGCTTGTCTAACTTCATTATTAGCTTGTGTTACCGGACCTTGTGCCGAAGCTAAAATATAAGTACCACCTGCTGAACCTAAATTTTTATCATAAACTGCTGAAATTGCTTCGTCAAAAATATTAGTAAAGTTATTGTTAGTAGTATCTCCCCAAGAGTTTGCTTGTTCTCCTGATCCAATAAGTTCTGTTCTTAATCTACTTGAATATGTTGATGCCATATTATGCTACCTTTTGTTCTGGGTTTATTGTCCCAGATCCTGTTGTTGAAACTTCGGTCCAACTAGACCCTCCGCTTCCTGTTGTTGAAACGTCGGTCCACGAACTACCAATAGTTGTATCATCAACGGCACTCCATGTAAAGACAGATAATGGATTTACTATCACAGATATAAGTTCTCCTGTAACAGGTATTACAGGAGAAAGAGTAATACTAACACTATTTACGCTTGTATTTAAACTCTGCCCTGCAATTATTGAAACAAGTTTTGGTGATACAGCATTAACTGATAAACTTGCGCTTACTCCGGATACAGCAACAGTAGAACCGGTTAAAGGTATAACTGTGCCAACAACAGATGTAAGAGAATTACCTGTAATAGCTTTAACGATTTTTTGTGTTGTTGTCCCTATAGATAAAGTAGACGAAGTTCCTGTAACAGCGATAGTGTGTCCTGAAGATAACGAAACTGTACCGACTGCAGAAGTAAGAGAATTACCTGCAATAGTCAAAGCAAGTTTTTCTGTAACTGCACCTAAAGTTACAGTAGAACTATTTCCTGTAACAGCAACATTGGCATTACCAACTAAAGATACATTATTTGTAGATAGGGTAGACGAAGTTCCTGTAACTGTTTTAACTGCAGAACCCGTTGCAGTTGCTGTTCCTACCGCCGAAGTTATAGCATTACCTGTTGTAGCTAGTTCTAGTTTAGGTGTTACTGAACCTACTGCTGAAGTTACAGCATTACCTGTTACTGCAATACCGTGTCCTGCTGATGGAACAACTGAACCTACTGCTGAAGTTACAGCATTACTTGCTATAGTTGGTGCAAGTTTAGTTGTTAATGTTCCTGTATTTGAAGTTAAATCAAAACCACTTACAAAGTGAGTTTTTTGTACTGTATAAGAATTGCTAAGAGTAATATTTAATGAAACACCTGTTAAAGTAATAGTAGCATCATCACCTGCAACGGCTGGTGCAGAAAAAGGTGTAGCCGCAAAAGGTGCTATACCGAAAGTCATTATTTATCCTCTAAGTCTTTTACTCGAAGCTCTAATTCTTTGATAGCCTCTATTAAGAGGGGTACAAGTTTTTCATACCACACAGTGATATATGGTTCGCCAATAGGCGCACCTGTTACTGCTTCAGGTAAAACTAGTTCTACTTCTTGTGCTATTACCCCTACTTGTCTACGGTCGTTGTCATAACCTAAAGATTTAGCTAGATCATTTTCTTTAAAATAAACACCTCTTAGTTTTTTTACTTTTTCTAAAGCAGTGTCAATTGAACCATAAATATTTTTTAAACGCTCATCTGAATAATAAGCAGTGATATTATTGGTCGCTCGGATTTCACCAGCGGTTCCTGATGCTCCTGTATTTACACCTAAACTGTTTACTTGTGCATTTGAGTTTGTACTAAAGCCACCGGTTGGTCCGGTCGGTCCGGTAGGGCCTGTTCCACCACCTGGTCCTGTTGGTCCTGTTGGTCCTGTTCCACCTGAAGGTCCCGGAGGTCCATCGGGGCCGGTAGGGCCTGTTCCACCACCTGGTCCGGTAGGGCCTGTCGGTCCTGTTCCACCGCTCGGTCCCGGAGGTCCATCGGGTCCATCGGGTCCTGTCGGTCCTGTTCCACCACCTGGTCCGGTAGGGCCGTTAGGTCCAGTAGGTCCAGTAGGTCCTGTCGGTCCGGCTGGTATAGTAAATGCAAAAACTTTTGCTGTATCAGGTCCAGATGCAGTTACTGCAATAGGTGCGCCTGTAGCAATAGTGGGAGTTCCAAATCCGGCTGCTGTTCCTGTTGGTCCTGTGCCGCCACCCGGTCCTGTAGGTCCATCGGGTCCAGTAGGGCCGTTAGGTCCAGTAGGGCCTGTCGGTCCTGTCGGTCCAGTAGGGCCTTGTAAGGCTAAATTTGTAATAGTTGATTTTTCCCATGCAGAAGCAGTTACATCATAATAAGGAACTAAATCAGAAGCCGCTGCGTCTGTTCCAGTTGAAAATGCTGTAAGAGCAGTACCAACATTTGCAGCATCAGTTACATCTGCACTAGCTTCTATCCCGTCTAGTTTAGTTCCGTCTGTTGCAACGTCACGACCATCAAAAGTAGAGTTTGTTGTAATAGCCCCTGTCATTGCTCCACCTGCTCTTGGCAAAGCTGCATTGGCTGTGGTTGTTGTAGAACTTAATACTGAATCTCTTGCTGAAACATCTACACCATCAACAGTAGAAGAAGTTGTGATAGCATTATTACCCATAGCAATTGCACCTGTCATAGTGCCACCAGCTTTAGGTAAAGCGGCGTTAGCGGTAGTAGTTGTGGAAGTTAATACTGAATCTCTACTTTGTATGTCAATGCCATCGACTGTTCCGGCGATTGCTACGTTACCACTTGCATCCTCAAACACTGCTTTACTAGCAGGCTGTGTACAAAATACATTTTTTGTACCTGCACCAAAGTTTACAGCATTGTTAGAGTTAGAACTTCTAAGAATTGTGTCACGTGAGAGTGTGTCGGGAGTTGCGTCAGTGACCGTACCAATACCTACTTCAAAATCTGCTCCACCATCAGCTTCTATACAATAGTAAGTTGTATTACTGTTACCAATACCGGCAACAAAAGTTGTGAAGCCTTGAGCGGCTCCAGCAAGATTTATTGTCCCTGTACCTGTACTGGTGCTAGTCTCTTTGACTCGATCATTAAGAACAAGGGCCATCTAAAATCCTTACCCTAATCTGATGATCTCTGATCCACCACCCGCTGTTGGGAATTGAATTTCAAATGTTCCGTTTGAAGCTGTAAAGTCACCACCGAACGCTAACACAACAACAGCATCATTAGTTGGGCCACTACCATCTTGTCTGTAAATTAATGCACCATTAGCAGTGAATGAAGCATTAGCAAAACTAACATTATCAAAATCAACAAAAGCAGTAGTAGAACTTTGACCACCAGTTACTGATGGGTTACCACAAACTTTTCCACCTGCTGTATAAGCAGATCCGGAAGTGTTGGTTATTTCGTTAGTTGTTACATATTTTAAAGTAGTTGCACCCATAGTTGCTGAAGAAGTATATAACGCAATGTAGTAAGTAGCACCACCATCGAAATCGTGATTACCTTTTAACAGTTCTTGTTTAAAAACATTTGCTACTGCTTGTGATATTGCCATAATTTTCTCCTATTAAGGGTTTGTTGTAGGAATATTCATTCGTAAACTTCCATCCCTGTATTCATCTCTTCGTTTTTTACCAAGTTGTTCTTGGGCAAGTTCTGTAATAGCTTCTTTAAAAGATTGCTCATAAACAGCTTGATCTTGAGGCGCTTTTAAAAATTTAAAAGCTTCACATAAGCAGGCATATAATATAACTCTTGGGGCATTTAAGCTTATCCAAGTAGTTGGATTAGTGGAACCTAAGCCTGATAGTTTTTTAAGAATTCCTATTTCAAATTTATACACTGCATTTGGTGTTGGCGCAATAGCTATTTGCCCCATATCCCAAGTAGAATAATATCTAGGTTTAGCAGTTGATCCTACTTCTGGGGTTGGATAGTATTCATTTAAAAAGTCTACGTCTACACGAACTAATTCATGACGTTCTTTGGTCCCTGAATCGGTGTATAAAGTCACATATCTAATAGTAGCTATGTCATTAATGTCTGGTTTAGTAACATTAATAGAGCTATATCCTGGTAGTAATACAAATCTGTTATTAGGTGCTGTGTTTCCATTTAAATATTCTTTTTGGTTGTCTAACTCTATACTTCTAAATATTCTATGTTCAGCATGTTCTATTATATCATTCATAATAACATCTGTAAGAACTGCTGAATCAGTTTCACAATAGTCTAATATCTGTTGTTTTAGTTCTGTATATGTGGTCATGTTGATATTTTAGTAATAGACATATTACGTCCTCCAAAGTTTTTTATACCACCACTTTCCCAATATTTAAAGCCTTTACCACCCGCAGCTTCAAACTGGTCTATGTAAGTAGTTCTGTCGTCAATTAATAATTTGTTGGCACCACCAAAGGGTCCTTTATTAAAGTTAGTTGCAAAGTCCATACTTACCGGAGCTCGCGCGCCTGTATATCTTGCATTAATCCAAGCTGTTTTTTCAGTATTATAAGTAGGTCCAGTTGATAAAACTGCCCAACTACCATTTTTAGAAATAACTAAATCAACTAACGCATCTGCTTCTGCGCGTTTATCAAGATTAGAAAAATAGCCACCACCACCCGCAGCAGCAATTGCTTGTGATTCAATTTCAGGTGTTAAGTTATACCAATCAGGACCAGAAGGTAATAAACCAGTTGCAGTAGCATAAGCAGCAACAGCTTGATAGTATTCAGTTAAGACTCCATCCATATCTACATAAACAGTTGTAGTTCCGGGTATACAGTTTGTTAAAAAAGCAGTGATTCGATCATTAGGATTAAAATCAAAAGTATTTGGTGTTACTGCAGTAATTGTATGTCCAGCAGCACTATTAACATCATCGTCTTCTATGTGAGAAACTTGTGGGTAGGTAGGAAAAAAAGAAACAGCTCCTTGTATTTTAATAATATCACCTACTTTATAACCGTGTCCTGGTAGAGTAACTGTAATTATTTCACTATCAGTTGGACCTGCTTGTAAAGCGTTATTAGTTAATACTAGTGGTACTGGTGGCTCTACTCTATCTGGTCGAGCAAATTGTAAAGAAATTCTATCACCTCTATGTATTCTAGAAATTAACTGTGGGTGTTTAGGTTCAAACTCAGTGTAGTGTACTCTAGAACCATTCCATTCTGTTACCATTTCATTATACGGAAAGGCCATACCACTTCTGTCTGAAATAGCTAATGCATTTTTACCTGTAGAAAAACTAGACATTTGGATAATAATTCTGTGGTGTTATATGAGTACTTGTTGAAGAGCCGTCCTCAATTAAAGCTCTATTTAATTCATCTTCATACAACATTTTTAATTGTTGTACTAAATCAGTTCTATCTTTTTGTGCTAGATAATAAGCCAAACCAGCAGACATACAAGGAACAAAACGATAAGGAACGTCAGCAGTATTGCTATATCCGCCCACATCTTGAATTCTTTTAGTAAAATAAATATTTGCAAAATTAGCAGCGGCAGTTGAATCAGGAACAGGATAAATCGTAAGGGTGATATTATCAATAAATCTTTGTACATAATATTGTGATGGTTGACTTTTTGTTAGTTTATTAGAATAAGATTGGTAAGTACTTCTGTCAACTTTAGTTAAACTGTTGTCAGATTGATTAGTAGTTCCTTTGTTAGTTCTGTAAGTTGCTTCTAATATATCATCTAAACCATATAAATTTACTGGATCAGTTACTGCACTGGTACCGTCAGCAGTGGATCTAAAAAATTTATACTCTGCTTGGCCTTCAACTAAATCTATATTAGCTTGTCCTATTTCCCAATAGTGCAAACCTCTATTAGCCCATTCTTGAAACATTATATTTAAAGAACGTCTTGCTGATTTTAATTGATAACCACTAATGCTATTAAGACCTATTCTATTGTAGGCTTCCTCAATAATATCATCGATTAAAAACCCACTTTCAAAAGTAGATGTACCGGATGATGTCATTGAACCTCCTAGTTAAATGTTACAGTAACGCCTGGAGTAGCTGTTAAATCTAAAAACACACCTGTCTTAAATCTAATACCACTTCCAGGAACAAAAACACTTAGCCCCTCTGTACCAAATTTAAAAGTGTGAGCCGTTCCTGCTGCAGAAGTATTGTCATATAATACAACAGTTGAACTTCCTGCGCCTTCTGCTTGGATAGATGTAACTCTACAAGGTCCCGTTACTAATTGACCATCCGCTGCTAGATGTGCTGTTCTTTGGTCTGATAAATAACTATTACTCATAATATTGTCTCCTTAAAATATGTGGGGCCAAAGCCCCACATTAATTATTTATTAACCTAAGTTATTATCTTGTGCGTAAACAATTGTAACTCTAGTTGTTCCGGCATTAGTAGCCGCTGAAGTAGTTATTGTTAACTTTATATCAGCAGATCCAGTATCAGACCAAGCTAATGCACCACCAGCTTCTGTTGTTGGTCTTTTTTGACCAACAGCTGTTCCTAGTGCAAAAGTATTAACAATTGTAGCAGCTCCACCTACAGTGTCACCAATACTTAAATTGGTTGCACCTGATGCAGCAGTTACAGAGTCTAAAATAACATCTACTATTTGTGAGTTTGCTGGAATAACCATATCAGTTGATCCTGCAGCAATTGCACCACCTGATAAATCAATCAGATGAGTTTGAGACATTAATACTTGTCCTGTATTTTTTACGTTTTTGCCGAGTGTACTACCGACAGTTTCTTTGATTGTTCCGGCTTTAATAGGACCGGAAAAAGTTGTTGAAGCCATAATTTTTCTCCTAGTTATTTTAGTGTAGTCTCTAGGCCGTCGTCTGAGTACGTCTACACTAAAGGGTTATCTCAGTTCATTAGAACGAAGTATACGCTTTTAAATAATAATATGCAAATAAAAAAGGGGGCCGAAGCCCCCTTAATTAAAGTCTTAAACTAATGCTTAAGCACCTGGAGAACCAAAGATTCCACGAGGGTCAGACCAACCGAAGCTGTATCTTTCTCTTGCTTTATATCTCATGTTGCCAGTTTCAAAATCGCCTTCCATAGCAGTTTTGATTGGCGCTCTTACCATGTGTTTCATTCCGTTAGGAACATCAGTTTTAATGAAGAATGCATCATCATCAGTTAGGAAGTTGTTTACCACGTATCCTTGTGGAATCATTCCCATTGATTTCATTGCATTGATATCATTATCAGCTGTGCCAACTCTATTAGCAGACTTCATGATTCTGTCAGCTACGAACTGCAAGTTTGAAGGTATAATAAGTTTCATACCTTTAGCTGCAATTTTTAAGCCTCTTTCATCAGTAAGCGAACCAATATCGATCAAACACTGCTCTAAAGATGTTTCAGAAAGATCAGCCGAAACTAATAATTCATTAACAAATTTTCCAGCAATGGTCGGGTGACCAGCAGCTCTGTTAGCAGTTTGACCAGAACATAAAGTTGCTCCGTCGCCACCAGTTACGCCAGCCGTAAATGCATTGTTTAATACACTTGCCGCTTTGATCTGTTTTGTGTTAGCCATAGAACGTGCTAATGCTTTCGTATAACGTGTAGAAATCTTGTCATACAAGTTATCTTCAACCGCCTCTTCCGTTAAGCTAAATGCTAACGCAACAGTTTCGTGTTGATATCTTGCAGTGAAAGTTTCTTGTGCGTTATCGTATACGATCGCTGCACCTTCTGCTTTAACAGATGCGTTTTCAAAACCAGATAACATTACTTCTTCTTCAAAAGCTCTGTCACTGTTTTCAGTGTCGAAAATCTCCGTGTGTTGATTTTCGTATTGTTTGTACTCAAGTCCAAATAATGCATTTAGACCTGGCTCTAGCTCTTTTGCTAGTTGTTGTCTTGATATAGCCATTTTTTAAATCCTCCTGCTATTATTTATACAGATGCTCTGCTATTAGAACTTCATACAACATGTTTGCAGAACCGACTGTGTTTCGTGAGGCATTTCCTGAAAAGCCTATAATACGAACGTTCGCTCCTGTTCCTATGTCGGATGCATCAAGTTCCATACCTGAGATACCGTTAGTTGTGTTACCAGTGCCTACAACGATATCGGCTGTTCTGCCTATATCGGTCTGTGCAGAGTTTGTTCCTGAATCACCTTGTAGTTCGAAAACTTGGTATGGATCATCATAAACAAAACCTTTACTTGCTTGTCCTGCTGCTGATTGATTTTTAAATGCGGGTTTTCCTGTTGAGTCATCAAAATTACATCCCCAAAAAACACCAACGTTAGTAGTTCCAGTTCCAGCTTGTGTTAAAACACCACTGTTACCTGCAATCTGTACTGCGTCGCCCTGAAATATAGCATCATTTGTGATGTCATATTCAGCTGCTTTTTGAGATGGTCCACTTCCGATTTTTCCAACTGGATTAAAACCCATTGGGCTGTCTGTATTAGCCATAGTTTTTATCCTCCTTAAAAGGGTTAGTTGATTAAATCAGTAGTTCAAAGATTATTTCTTTGAGCCACCAAAGGTTACACGAGTCTGTCGATCTTGATTGATCGGCATACTTGGATGCTGTTCCTTTAAAACATCGTTTTGTACAGCTTCTTCACGTTCAGCAGTTTTATTACTAAAATACTGTTCACGTGACTGTGCGAGTTCTTCAGATATCCTTGCCAGCACAAGGCCGCCTACACCGATTAAACCTGCGTACTTTCCACTTTCAATTACGGGAAAATCTGTATCTGGATATTCGTCTGCTCTCACAAACTCCCATCCGGATCTAATTTTTCCAGAGATATTCCGAGCGTCGTCTTCGCCCATACTCTCTGCTCGTAACCATCTGTGTCGGAACCCTTCCGGGGCAGGTGGTGCGTCTAATGAAGACGGTGGAGCCCAAACTTTTGGCTTTTCATTTTTAGCCCTTGTTTGACTCACGCGGGAAGTTTTAACAGTTGTTTCTGTTTCATTTTTTGTCATATGCTTATACCTCCTTCAGCGATAGTTGTTTCGCATACTCTTCGAGTGGCACACCTAATCTTTTAGAAATTGCGACCTGTGAAGGTGTGAGTTTCACAGTTTTTCTGCGTCCTTGTGTGGCCGGACGTCGGGCACTTGCAACGTTCTGAACAGGTTGTTCAGGCGTTTCTGTATTGATCTTATCAAATTTGTGCGGAAATTCAAGTCTTATTCGCTTGTCTACTTCTGCATAATAATTATCTGATTGTGGATCAAAACCTTCTTCTTCAACAAGCTTTTTATGGATATCAAATGCAGTGTATGTCATTGCATTATCTGAGCCAAACCAAGGGTTTTTTGCTGCCCAAGCATCTGCTTGGGGGTCTATTGGAGCTTGTTTTTTAGGTTGTACAGGTGCTTTAACAGGCTCTTGTACAGTTTCCTTTTTATTTTCTTGTAAGTCTTTTAGTCTAGCTACTCTAGTAGATTCCATAGCTAAACCAGAAAGTTCAGCTTGAGCTTGTACTTGACCTTCGATATCGCCATTAGCAATTGCTGTAGCTAGTTTACCTTTTACAGCCTCTAGATTAGTAACAACTCTTTTTTCAAACTCTTTAGTGTAATCAGAATCTAACGTATTAAACTTACTTTTAATTTTTTCGTTTTCTTCCCTTTGTGTTTGAGCAAAGGCAATAGCTTCTTCTTTTTGCCTTTCAGCTTCACGCATTTTACGTGTAAGTTTCGCTATTCTTTTTTGAACACCTTCTGAATACTCATCAAGTTCATTTTTATTTGTTTCAACTTCCGGAGTTTCTTCCGTTTTAGTTTCCTCAGTTGTTTGTTCAACTTCAATTACTTCTTCTTCTTGTTTTATTGGTTCAGCATCTAAATTTATTTCAGTTGCTACTTCTTCGCCGTCGCCGACATCTATTTTTACATCATCTGACATATGGTTAACCTCCTATGGTTGCGTGTAAGATATCTTCAGGATTATCTATTGTCCCTAATATCTCATCGTCGTTTAACATTCTTATCTCTCCGCCATCGATCTCCATTCTGGATCCTGCATACCTTGCAAATATAACCCAGTCTTTTTCCTTGCACCAAGGACCAGTGGGATATCTATCTTTGTCTTGATAACAAAGATCACCCATCTTTAACACGTAACCACATTGAGTAGCAATACGTGATCGGTCTAAGGTTTCTTGTGCAATTATGATTCCGCCATCTGTTTTTTCTTTTTGAGCAAACGGCATTATAAGTATACGCCACCCGGTTGGGTTTGGTAACTTTTCTAAATTTGTTTCTTGAGGTTCTTCTTTAGCTAACTTAGCTTCTTCTTCGTACTTAGCTTCTAATGGGTGTAACTTTTTCTTCTTCGTCATATTTATTCGGCTCCTTAGGGTTTAGCAGGTTAGAGAGTTCCTGTGATATTTGATCCAATGTGTGAATCTTGCCACAAATATACTTATAGTCGGGCATATTGTCAACCCCTCCGTTTGCAAGAACTACAACATGTGTTTCTTGCTCCCTTTCAAGGTATCTTTGTAGTTTATAAATTACTGCGATTGGATCGGTGTCTTGCATTTATGATAGTCTCCTAGTGATGCCCAAAACTCGTCTAAAGGATTGAGCCTTTTTTGTTTACAACATTCCCCCGATTGTTCTTTTTCTTTTGTGTGACAGGCACACTTGTCTTGTTCTTGCATCTTCTTTC